ATCCATTATAGTCCCCGTTTCCTCCATAGCATCTTAAGAAGGGTTTCATTTTTTCAATCTCTTGCTTTTCAGAAATTATTTTTCCTTCAGCAACATACTTTGAACCTTTTAAGATTTCAAAGTCATTGAAATATACTTCCCATGACATGGATGCCATGCCATAATTTTCGCTATCCTCTTCGGAAGCTTCTATTAGGAATTCAGCCAATTCTGGATTAACACTTTTCCAGATATACCCAGTACCTCCAACTACAACTGGACCTTCATAATCTTTTAGTCTGCTCTCTTCTATCATTTCTCTTTCTCCTGAGTATTCTCTGTAGAAAGGACTGATTAAAGATCCTACAATAAGCTCTTGCTCATGTTCTATATTTAAATATTTATTAGGCACTTGTTTTGCAAGCTCAAGCGCACCCTCTTTGTCAACTAGATCTCCATTTTTGTTTGCACTATCAGAAACATAAAGATCTGCCGAAAGAAACAAAAGATCGGGGTTATTTTCTATATCTCCCTGTGATATTTCTAGAGTATCTTTTAAATTTTTTAAAGATGCTTTAGATAAGTTAGAACCTTTTAACGAAACTACACTAGCTTTTGAAAAAAAGGTACTTTTATACTTAAATTTATCACTTAATGATGAGGGCATATAGTTATATACATATGAATACTACAATTGAGAACTTATTTAGCATGGTAGATTAACATACCAATGAAATCATCTGCAAGTTCAAAGTCATTACATATCTCTTGAATATTGTTTTCAATCTCCGTGTTGCTCAAAATTATCTGCTTTTCGATAGCTTCTTGAACCCCATTTTTCCAATCTTTGATTTCGTAATTCTTAGAAATATTATAAGCAATAGATTTAGTAATTTCTTTTTGCTTATCAGTAATTTGATCTACATTATATTTTTTTGCGAATGACTTATTCACCTCAGATTTAAGATTATCATATTCATTCAATACATCTTTAACGCTCTTTATAGAAAGCTGCTGAATACTGCCAACTCTCCTTTGTCTAACTTCGTTAAATCCAGAATCCTTGCTGGGTGGTCTTCCAACTTGATTAGAAGAAGGCGGTTCTTCATTTTTAGTATCAGAATCCAGAGGATTGTATTGGCTATTATTGAAGATTTGAGGAAAGTAAATATCTTCTTCTTTATATTGCTTGAATTTTCTTTGTGACAGAACACTCTCGTTAGAATTTGGAAGCATTCCATTTTTAGTAGCCTCAAACAATTCTTCTGGAGTCAAGAATCCAAGTTCTGCCATTCTAGTATAAACTCTAAACATTTGAGCATCATCTTCTAAACTTACAGAAGATAGTTTTACGCTAGGCTTGGCGTTGAATCCCATTTTCTGGCAAACTGCATGCAATTCGTCTTCAAGCCACTTTCTAAAGATGTTCTGACCTTTTTGCAATCTTTCACAGAATATCTTTACTTTAGTTACAGAATTTGAAAAGGTTTCATTTCCTCCAAATACTGTTTGCAATCCTTCTCTGATATCTTCGTTTACTTGCTCATATTTAGCTTTTCCGATTATCTTTTCAATGTCTGGTATAACATACTCTGCCTTTGTAGTATAATCAGCAACTAGAACTCTTTGAGCTTTCTTATTCTCGAAAAGAGTTCTCATATAAGCCATGTGTTCTGGATTAGGAGGAAGCTCTGTCCCATCTCTTCCTTTAGCTCCGCCCATAGTAAGAAGAAGCAACATACTGTCTAGAGAGCTTATGATCTGTCTATCAGCATTTTTCATTTCCATTTTCAATTCTATGTCATCTAATACTCCATAGAATAGTGGAACAGCAAAATATTCATAATCTTGCTTCTGGTAAAAAATTGAATCAACATCTTCTAGAGGCACTCTTAGAGTTTCTTGTGAGCTTCCATAGTTTTCACTGTATTTCTGTATTTGTACCTGTATCTCCTTATCTAGTTTATTAAAAATAGATTTTTCGGTTGGAGTCTTTGGGTTTTTCAATCTTTGAATTTCGTAAGGGCTAAGTATTTTATAGACGGCAGAATCATAAGTTACACCGCCCTCAAGAGCTACTTGTGCTGGATTCAAGACAGTATATTTGACTGGAATTTTTACGTCTCCTACACCAATACCTTTTAAACTGCTAATATCTTTCTTATTTATCTCTCCACCTATTTTGTAGATAAAAAGGTTGCAAGATCTATAAAGCTCTCTATAAAACTGTTCAGAAAAACTCTGCATATTAACAGCTTCTAGCCATCCCTTACAAAATGCTTTTGCAGAGCTGTTCTTATCGCTTATTTTAATTTCTGAAACTGAAAACTCCACCATAGTTTCAATGGTGTTTCTAAATAGTTGAAATTCTTCCCAAGCTTTCTGGCACAAATATACAACTTCTTGGATGCCTATATATCCATCTGCATATCTACGATAAAGAGTTCCTTTGCCTATCAAATTAGGATATCTTTCAGCCAGCTTGCTATTTATTCCTAAAGCACTGTCAAAGGTTCTGCCAAGAAATCCGTCTCTACTATTATTACCAGCTACCATTCCTATACTCTTTTCGAGAATCTCTCTATTAGAAAAAAAATCGTTATAAGTTAACTCTGGCTCTTGAACAGAAGTCGCCTTTTGCTTTTGAGCATAATATGCTTTTCTATCCTTATGATAGAGAGAGTTTGAATTGTACTTCTTTTTTGCCATTTGATAAATATTACATTAAATGTGACTTTGTGTGACAGATTAGAACATCATTGGAGGAACCCAAGTATGCTCTTCCTCTTCATGAGTTTCATTAAGTAACTCATAACATTTTCTACCCCAATTTGCAAGTAAAAGTGCTGAATAGCTGTCCTTTCTTGGCTTGTCTGGAGTATTCATCTTCCTCATTGCTGTCGGTAAATCGAATGTCTGATGGCCTTGCGGAGATGCAGTCATTTTAACATTTGCGCATTCTGTTTTACATTGTGAAATTAATCTGACTTGATGTTCAATAAAATCATATTGCTTTTTTTTCAGCCAATCTTCTTCCTTAAAGTTGTCTTCGTTTTCTTGCCCGTACAGATAATTAATTTTATCTATTGGTATATTCTTTCTCCTTACCATGCTTTCAAATTCACTGTCAATGGGAGCAGAAGCAAAGAATAACTTTCCTCTATCGAAGCACATTTGCATGTATTCATTGGCTTCTCTAATCCATCCAGTATTAAAGTTTTGGATATGTACAATTTTTTTGGCACCAAGGTCATAACTATGCTTGCTATTTCTGACATCTTTCTCTGAATCAAACTTGGCTTCAAAATCTTCTAGTCTTAAATTTCTCTCTTTAAATAAAGAAGAATTATTCCAAGTATCTAAAGATTGCCTTGCTCCAGCAAAGTCCATTATAATATATTCAATATTAAAATGAGTAATTAGATAAATTACATATTGAATAATGTTGTCTGCTTCTAGACCAGCAACAGCATAATTATGAACTAGAGTAGCTTTGTTCTCTTTACCTCTTTCCACCTTTAGCAATGCCATAGCGTAGTTATCACTAGTTTCAGAATTGCTAAAATTGGGGTCAATACCAAGTATGTAAAAATACTTGTTTGAGTCGTCCCCAATAATTTCAACATGTGGATATTCTCCTGGACTTAAACTCCTTTTGGACATCACTGACATTTTGAAATAAGATGCCGAGTCTGGAGAAAATTGAGCTTCATACTCTCTTCTAAAAGAATCTTCAGACATTGATTCCTTTTCTCTCAAAACAAATGTTTTTGATAGCAATTCGTCTGGATGAGCTTCCCATCCTAAATTTACGATACCGTATGTTATCTCTCCGTCTTGCCTTTCTAGATTTGGATCTAGAATCTTGTCTCTATAACTTTCAAATCTCTTATAAAAAGATTCGAATTCATAGCAAGCAGAAGAAAGCATTATCATTTTATTGTTTGCAAACCTTCTCCTTTCACTTTCTTTCATTTTGCCGCTTGCTATCAACTTGTCTTCTATTTCTTTAGTTTTAACTCTCTCAGAAATATTAGCATTGACAATCATCATAGGTCCAATAACTTCATCAATGATATTTTGAGGAATAGCAAAAGCCTCGTCAAGAATAATTACTTGCGCTCTGGCACCACGAATTTTTTTTCCGTCACCCAAAGCCATAGCAAAAATTTCTGACTCTGGTCCAAATATACCAGTCCCAATTTTAATAGAATATCTATCTGGATCTCTTTTATAGTTTTTATCGCTAAGAAATTGACGAAGCAAGAAGGCATTAGGCTTCTTTGATATATCCATAATATAATTAAGAAGAGTCTTTGCCTGTCTTAGAGTTGGACCCAAGACTAGTATCTTGATGCCAGGATGAGTAATAGCGTATATTAAAGCAAATACAGCGGTAGTAAAGGTTTTAGCACCACCTCTAGCACTCACATCCAATGTAAAATCTCTTTTAGAAAGAAGGGCTATTTTAGCTATTTGATAGCTAAACAAATTCTCACCTCCAGTCAACATATTGTAAAGTAAACCTGGTCTAGAAGCTAATAATTTAGCAACCATTTCAGAAGCTTCTGCTTCAGTCAAATCACCATTAACCGCAAGCATTTCGTCAACTATATTGGGATTTTCTAATCCAAAATTTCCTTTTTTGATCATCTTATTTTCTTAGTATCTAGAAGATATTGTAAATCATATTTTCTAGCTTTTTCTCCCATCATACCTATTTTCTTTATAAGATATTCGCTTTGCTCTCTACCGCCCGAAAAAACAAACTGAAGATTATCGTAAGTTTGAAGCATTTTTCTAATTCTATGAAAAATAAAATTAGATGTAGATTTAGAGTATCTTTTATTGTAGTTATATCCAGCAGCCTTGCTATAAGCATAATCAACAACAACTATAATATATGCGCCAGAATTACTAGCTCTTTCTATTTCTTTGCAAAATCTATCATAACCTTTTGACATTGTACCCCATAAATCTATTATAGATTTTCTTTCAAAGAATGTATTGCAAAAATAAGGTTCATTAATAAATCCATAATCACCAAAATCAAACTTATGCTTTACAGTTTTAATTCCATTAAATCCGAGTCTATTCTTTTCTCTCGTATCAATACCTATAATTGCTCCATCTAGATTTTCAAATTGATACGTCAATTCTTCATAGGTAAATCTCTGCTTTAAATCCAACTCTTCCCAAATAGAGTTTTCGTTTATGTAAGGGTATGCATTTATGGAAGGAATTTCCTTTAAATTTCTTGCCTCTACTTGGGATGGCACAAACTGTAATTCATCCTTCTTCTTTCTAAATTTAAAACCCTTTTTGATAAAATCTAAAGCAGTATCTTTGTCTTGTATCTTCAGCCACTTACTCATATTCCTTTTATCTGTAAAATATGTAGATAAATAACTCTCTCTATCTTTGTATTTTATCTTTTCATTGGAATACAAATCATATCTAGGCTCAAACTTTTCAAAGTATTCAGACATTAGCATTTTCTCTCTACGCAAATACTTTTTAAAATCTTTCTCTGTTTTAAATTCTGAATATCTCATTGCTGGCTAATAATTTCAGATTTTGTAATTCCAAGAACTCTTGATATATATTCGTCCATATCATCAAGCTTGTCTATATCTTGAGATAAAAGCTCGTCCTTTTTCTTTTGCATTTCAAGAATCTGCTTACGCTCCTTCTCTTTCATGAATTTTTCAATAATAGAAAGAATGGTAACATTGTCTGGAGATTTTTCCTTTAGTCTTTGAGTTCTTGTACCTTCTAAGCTTTTTTGCAGCTTTTCTATTCGACCCATACACTTGTCTCTATTTTGAATCTGCTTATCGATACTTTCTACCAATGTATATTGAATCTTATCATCATTTCTCATAGAAACTTCCAGCATTTCCTGAAGCTCCTGTTGATGTTTTTTAATCTGATCGAGGTGAACTCTTTCTCCTGCCAAATCAATATATTGAGATATTTCTCCAGAAGTTAAATCTTCTTTGTCCCAAGTATCACAAATAAAACTTTCCAAAAACCTCTCTCGCTCAATTTCTTCTTTAAAGTTTTCTAAAGTATGTTTGACACCCACTCTCTTTAGATTAATGCAAAGACTTTCGATAGATTGTACTTGATGGTCTTTTAGTTTTTTCTCTTCTAGGTTCGCGCCAGTATATTTATTAATAATCGACAAGGCGGCAGATACGCTATCAGGATATTGAAATTTGGTCTGTTTATGTTGTTTGTTGGCAGAAGCTCCAATATCATTTAAAAACCTCGCTATGGCCACTGCTGGCTTACTAAACGCTACTCTACGCAGTTCAATCTCTTTTAATTCTGGAAAAAGCTCTAGAGCAAGCTCAGTAGTTGACATTTTTTCAAAATTAAATCTAAGAAATTCCTTCTGCTTATCAGTCAGTTGAAAGGCTTGATACTCTGCACTATTAATACTTCTAACTTGAGGTTTAACCTTCAAATCCTCAGACAAGAACTTTTTTATAGCAATACCTTCTAGTGATCTACCATCCTTTGACTTATCACCAGTAATAGATACGGTAATGCTTTTTACATCATATTCAAGTTCTTCAGCATTCTTTTTAATCCATTCCTTCTGAGAATCTGTTAGAGTAAATTTATCTTTCATGCAAAATCGTAATCTTCCCTTTTTAAAATTTCTTTTGCTATTTCCTTGATAATTTTTCTATGCAAAGATAGATTTCTATATCCTGGATTTCTATTTTTTTCGCTAGTAGTATAACCTAAACATTTTGATATCTCCTTATCTTCTTTCTTTTCCATATAGGTCATATCAAATATTTTTAAAGTAGTTACAGTCATCTTATACTTGTTATTTTCAATTCTATCAACAATCTCTTTTCGTATCGAATTCAAAAATTTTTCATAATCAATTTCAGAATCTTGTATTTGATTTAATTCTGCGGCATAAGAATCAATATCTGATGCCGTTTTTATTTCATAAGCATTCTTTTTGCCCGAAGACCATTGCTTAAACTTAGAGCATTGATCATCTTGAATCTTGCTTTTGGTAAAACCACATGAATTGCCTCCATTATTAAAGTAACAATCAGAACAAGGCTTGCTATGGTTAGTAAAAAGATTTCTCTTTTTATTGATTAATTGATTGTGAATTACCCTAGAACACCAAGGATCGAAAGGTTCTTCTTGTTTCCATTTAGAAAATTTAAGATATATATGCAGCTTTACATCCTGCTTAAAATCTTCAAATTCGTAATGCTTTATTACATCGAGATTCCACTTATTTTTATATCTGTTTAAAAGCTTCTCAATGTTAGGTTCTACATCTTCAAATACAACCATTACGCTTCTTCAATTGAATTTTGTTTCATCCTAGCTCTTAACTCATCGATGCTTCCAAAAGACTTTTTTCTCTCAATCTTTTTGTTGCTCGAATTACTAGAACCCATAACGTTTTCAATTTTCAGAATTGATTCTTCTTGGCCATCAAAATCAAATTCCAAGCTTTGTAGAGAAACTTCTTCAATATCTTCTAAGTTTTCCTCTTTTTCTACTTTTTTTGCTTTAGCCCCAAATGCGTTGCCGCATTCAGAACAAAACTTAGGATAAGCGCCATTTGAAGGCTTTACCTTTGAACCACATTCTGTACAAAATTTCATATAATATATTATATGCTTTTATTTTTAAAAAAACAATTTTTAAATTTAGTGTATTACACTTTTAGTTTCAGAATGTCTAAAAATTTTTAATCACCCATCCACTTTATCGCTCCAACAATGGAGCCGATTAATGCTGTAATCGTTGCCCAGAATAGCATACTAATTACTTTTAACTTACTTTCACAATCGACATTAACTTTTTCAATATTTCTGATCCTAGAATCGTAATCTACTAACCTCTTTAAAATTATATGAGTCGTATCGCTCAAATTAGCTATTTTTTCTTCCGCTCTAGCTAAAGACACTACAGCTTCTGACATTTTGTCTATTTTTTCTTCGATTCTATCGAGTCTAGTTTGTTCTGAAATATTCATATAATTTATTTTTCAAATTTATGTAAAACATAATTACACTAACGGTCTTCTTTTAAATATTTTTTTAATAAAAACATTCTTTCTTTATTGTAAGGATTTTTGGAATCTACAGCACAGTCAATTACTATCTGAGCTTCTTCTGTTCTCTTTAGCATATAGTCTTTAGTATTTTCTACGAAATATAGAATTTCCTTAGAATGAATGATAAAACTGTCCTTGAGCGGCTTTCCTAAACTCTTACATAGAAAATGAGAAATCTCTTTTGATCTGAAGACTACTTGAGGATAATACCTATCTTCAACTTTCAATATCTTAAAAGACCCAAACCAGTCAAATATGGCGGCTAAATATTTTGTATCGAAATCTGGCTGTATAGCTGGGATAAGCATATTTTCAATGCAAAATTTATGATATTCTTTATACTTAAATATTGGAGCTTGATCTTTGTTGGAATGTATATCTACGATACAATTGCCGTCTTTTATTTCTAAGTCAAAAGCACTGGCAACTTCTTGGCATCCATGTATTATGCCATAATTACCATCTACTTCTCCATTGAAGTCTATTAGCGCCGAAAGATATCCCATTACCTTAAAATTTCCTCATAATCTATTGAACCGAAAGAGGTTGCTACATTTTTTTACATAAAAAACATATAACCATAAAATATGTTACACCAATTATTCCTTTTTTTGATTTTTAGTGTAATGTAAATTACAGATGTTTACAAAAACAACAGAAATGAATAATAGACCGCAATCAAGTATTGGGGCCTTCGTTGTGTAGTTTTTTATAGCTCTACGAATCAACTTAGCCCTAACTTGTAAAAAAGTTGGGGTTTTTGTTTTTTAGGGGTTGACATTTTATTTTTCATGTACATAGTGATGGGTATACAAACATTTATAGTAGTATAATAATTTATAAATTTAATGGCTCTCTAAGCCAAATATCAAATTAGAGTTAAACGTCTTGTAAAAATGGCGTCCAAACCAACTTCGGTTGAGAGGGGCGATAAAGATTTTTTTTGCTCTCACCAGTGTGTGATCTGAAAGACTGATAGTATCGCGCTTCAGACATTAATCGATTATTCGTGTCGCGGCTATCCTTCGGGTGAGAGACATTTTATGGAGGAATGGCTGAGCGGCTTAAGGCGGCTGACTTGAAATCAGTTGACGTGAAAGCGTCCGTGGGTTCAAATCCTACTTCCTCCGCCATTTACGAGAAGTGGCGCAGTCTGGTAGCGCATCTGGTTTGGGACTAGAGGGCCGCAGGTTCGAATCCTGTCTTCTCGACCATTTTTTAAGGTCGCATAGTTTTAATTGGCAAAACAGTTGATCTAGAAACACTTGATTTATATAAATAAAAATAAAACGAGGCATTAATATGAATAATTGTAAATATTGTGGTAAAGAAACTTTGAATCCTATTTATTGTAATAATAGCTGTCATGGACTATACCAAAGCAAATTAAAAGTTGAAGCCTTTAAAAAAGGTGAATACATCGGTAAAAGGTTGTTATACGCCAAAGGCCGCTGGAATCGCAGATTGCTCACAGAAGAGTTTGGTGAGAAATGTTCTTCATGCGGTATCGAAGAATGGAATGGAAAACCAATATCTTTAGAAGTAAATCATATAGATGGACAAGCATATAATAACGTGTTAGAAAATTTAGAACTCTTATGTCCTAACTGTCATAGTCAAACGTCAACATTCAGAAATCTTGGCGCAAGAAAATCAGATAGAACATACAGAATTATTCAATTTTAAGGTCGCATAGTTTTAATTGGCAAAACGCTTCACTTGTAATGAAGTTTTCTCAGTTCAAGTCTGAGTGTGACCTCCATTTTATTGCGAAGTAGCTCAGAGGTAGAGCAGGTGACTGTTAATCACTTGGTCGCTGGTTCGATCCCAGCCTTCGCAGCCACTTTTTGGACGCATAGCTCAATTGGTTAGAGCAAACGACTCATAATCGTTAGGCTCAGGGTTCAAGTCCCTGTGGGTCCACCATTTATT